ATTCAGGTCCTCGTGCTTGAGAGGTAGATACGCGCGGTGGTCGTGCCGGTCGGGGCACGCGAGGGGTCCACGGTCCAACAGACACGCCGGTCCGGCGTGGTCCAAACCGTCAGCCACGGGGCGTCGGTGGTGGCGGTGAACGGCTGCGTCCCGTTCACCGCTTCGCACTCGGTCGCCGTGGTCGTGTAGGTACGGGGTGCGGCCGCGACCGATGGCCCCTGTTGGGCCAGTGCCGCAATGGCGAGGTCGGGCCGCACCCGGCCGAAGCCGGTATAGATGTTGGGGGTCGGCGTCCCGATCGGGTCCGCCGTCCGCTTGAGGAGCGCTTCCACGCTGTCGGCGTGGAGGTCAGGCCGCACCGAGAGCACCAGGGCGACCGCACCGCAGACGTGCGGGGCCGCCATACTGGTACCACTTTTGGTACCATAGCCGCCACCGGGCATCGTGCTCACGATCCCTTCGCCGGGGGCCGCGAGATCGGTATGCGGATCGGCGCCGTAGTTGGAGAAGCCGGAGCGGCCGGCGCCGTTCAGGCTCGCCGTCTGGATCTCGTTCGGGGTGCCGTTCGGGGGCTGCACGCCGCTGTTGCCGTTGGCGCGGACCACCAGCACGCCGGACTGCCGGAGCGTGCCGATGAGTTGGTTCAGGCCGTAGCTGTTGGCGCCGGAAATCGAGATGTTGATGCACCGCGAGCCGTTGGCCGCCGCCCACTGGATGCCGGCCGCCTGACTCGAGACGTAGGAGCCGCAGGGGATCGGCTCGAACACCTTGACGCCATAGAGTGTCGCGCCCGGAGCAACACCGTGTGTCGTGCCGGCCATCGTCCCGGCGACGTGCGTGCCGTGCCCGTTGCAGCCGGGGATGTTGTCTTCCCACCCGGTCGCGGAGCGCGTGACGGCGTTGTAGCCGCCGCTCACGACGTAGCCGGGGTGCGTCGGGTCAATCCCGGAGTCGAGGGAGGTGACGATCTGGCCGCGCCCGGTGGCGCCGAGCGCCCACGCGGCGGGGGCGCCGATGGCGTCCACGCCCCACGGGGCCACTGCGTAATTTTGCTCACCGTCCTGAGTAGTCGGGACGCTCACGAGCTCGTCCCACTCCCACGCGCACGACGCGCGGCACCAGACAGGGAGGGAGTCGGCCAGCCGCTTGCGCTCGCCGAGCAGGATCACGACGGTCGGCCCGTTGCGGGTCACCGTCAGAGTGCTGTCCCGCCGCGCCCGCGCGACGAGGGAGTCTACGCGGGCCGGGGTGGGGTCGTAGGCAAAGGCGCGAGCCGGGATGACGGGCGCGTTGGCCGACGCCGAGAGGGGGGAGGCTCCCCCGACGACGACCAACGCACACGCCAACCCGGTGACGAGCTTCATGGACGGGTGACCGTGATCTGAATCGTGAACGAGCGCGGCACGTTCGGCGCCCCATCGGGGCAGACCGCCGTGGCCGTCGCCGTCTGGGCGGCACTCAGCTGCCCCGACCGATTCACGCCGCGGCTGGTGACCGTCACGCTCACGGGCTGCAAGGCGGTGCACACCACCGACGCCGAGACCGTGGCCGTACCGCCCACCACGACATCCGCGACTGCCGGAAACGTGATCGCCGTCTGGCCGACCGTCCCCGTCACCTCGACGCGACAGGCGACCGTCGGCTCATCGGCGTCGCACGGCGCGGCGGTGATCCGCACGGTGTCCGCCACGATGACCAGGGGAGCACCGAACGGCGCCGGCATCGCCACGACGGGCGACGGGGTGCAGGCGGCGAGGCCCACGAAGAGTGCCACCGCGCCGACCCGCGCCACGAGGGCCTTCGTCTTGGCGCCGTTGTGGAACAGGAACGCGAGGCCGCTCGACAGGAGGGCGGAGAAATCTTCCGGCTTGAGGTCCACGACGCCGGTGGTCGAGAGCGAGACGCCCAAGAGCGCGGCGAGCTTCGTCAACCCGAACGCCAGCACGGTCACGAGGATCTGCTTGGTCCACGCCGGGGCCTTGTCGAGAAGCGTCAGGCCCTTCTGGAACTGCTCGAACAGGATCGTGGTGAGGGACGCCACGATCACCGGAATCAGCAACATCAGCAAGTCACGCATAGGGTCTCCCCGTTATGCCGCACGGAGCGGCGTCAGTGGCGTAGGAGTGGCCCACGCCTTGTACTTGGCCCACCGGAACCGCTCGAGATGCGGCGAGTCCCCGAAGTGCCGCCCGTGACGCAGGCGCGGGTGCTTGTCCACCGCGTCGCCGAGCCACTTCCACGCGGCACTGTGGCCCGACCAGTCCGGCTGAATCCCCGGCTTCCCGGTGTCGCCATCCGGTACCACGTCCACGGCGAGGCCATAGTTGTGCGCCGAGCGTCCCGGCGGCGCCGCCTTGGGGCCGCCGGCGAGGTGGATCTGCCAGAGCCGCGACTGTTCCGCGTTACTCCGGTGCCCACTCGTCACAAGCCAGGTGAAGGGCGACCCGGCGAGCAGCGCCTCGACATCGGCGCGGAACACCGGCTCGAGGAGCGTGGGGTCCACGTCCTTGCGCCAGATGATCACGAGGCCTCCCGGCGCGGCGCCCGCATCGCCCGCTTGGGCGGTTCCGTGGCGTCGAGTCGCCCTTCGATGTTGCTGGTCCGGTCGGACAACTCGCGGAAGTTCTCGGCCGTCTGCGTCACATGCCCGTCGAGTTTGCTGTCGATCCGCACGGCGAGGTCGCGGATCTCGCGGACGGCCACGGCGGTCCCATTCAGGGCGCCGGCGGATCCTTCCTTGCCGCCTTTCCGGCTGGCGATGTAGCTGCCAATCGCCACGCCGACGTAGATCGCGGCGTTGGCGATGGTTTCCACGGTGCTCATGACACGATCCTCGTGAGGCGGCGCTTCAACGCGCCGACCGAGACGGTGGTGGCGAGGGGCTGCAATAGGTCGCGGCGGACTTCGGCCACGGTCTGTTGCACGTCCACGGACCGCGCCGGGACGAGGAGCCGCGCCGTCATCCCCGGCGCGAGCGCGTCGTTCGGGAAGGCGGTGGGGTTGTCGCGGGTGCGGTCGGCGATCCCGATCTCATAGGCACGCCCCGCCGTCCGGGCACGCAGGAGCGCCCGCTGGGCCGTGTAGAAGCCCACGGAGGGGCCGTTCCCGATGTACGTGTTGTCGTCATCCTCCACGCCATCGCGGAAGAGCCAGAAGCGGTCGATGACGTACTTCGACCCGGCGACCGCGTTGCTCGAAACGCGGAGTCGCGGGCGGTTGGCGAGGATGGCCGCCGTGGTAGTGAAGGTCGTCTCTAGCGTGGCGAACGTGGCCGAGGTGCCAAACCCAAAGAGTGAAGTCCACGACCCGCCGCCGTCCACGCTCCGCTCCAAGAGAACGGACGCGCCGGTGTTGACCGTCCGCTTGTAGCGGAGGCCGACGCGCCACGTCTGCGTGCCGCCGTTGTTGGTGACGACCTCGTCCGGCATCAGGATTTCGGAGACCGTGAACGCGCCCGTGGTGCCGCCGGTCACGATCTCGACGCCGTACGTCCCGGTCTCATAGTTCCCGGCGGTGCCGAGGCGGTTGGTCGTCATCCCGCCCGTGGTCGCCCAATCCTTCGCGACCGTGGCCGAGGTCCACTGGTCCATCCGGGAGTTCGGGAGCCAGTTGATCTTCGCCGACCACGCGCCAGCCGAGAGCACCTGGTTGCGGCGGCCGATCGCGGCGGTGTCCACCACGGCCAGCGTCGGCGTGCCGCCCGACTCCGCCGAGAAGCGGACCGTGGAGTTGTTGCCCGCGCCCCACGCGGTCGCGGCGGCCACGGTGATCTGCTGCGTCGCGGCGTCGGAACTCGTGATGATGGACGTGGTCCCGTCGGGGGCTACGGCGTAGTAGCCGACCCACTGGTCGTCGAAGGCGATGGCGAGGAAGTCGTCCCGGTAGGCCCAATCGCGCACGTCGAACGTGTTGCTCGCCACGGTGCGGACGGCGAACATCGCCTCTTCGATCGTCGCGCCGCCGGTGTTGACGGGGTAGATCGCCGTCGCCTGTTGCGTCCGGTCATCCCGGATGGCGAACGCGGTCACGTTCTTCCCTTGGGCCAGCACCGGGGAGCCGGAGACGACACTGGTCAGGAAGTCGAGGGCGTACTGCGTCGCCGAGACCCGCCGGAAGGCGACGCGGACGGTGTCGCCGGCGAGCGCCGCATCTTCGGAGGCGTCGGCCGCCGAGGCGATGCCCAGCACCGCAGCCAGCCCGTTGGCCTGCGTCCACGTGTAGCTAATGGTCGGCTCAATCGAGACGGTCCCGGCGATGATCCACGACGGCCACTCGTCGGTGGCGAGCAGCGTGGTGACGACCTCCGACACCGTGCCGGTGCCGCTCAGGGTCGTATCGGTGCCGCTTCGGACGAGCACCTGCTCGGCCAGCCAGACCCGGGCCGAGAGCGCGGAGATCGTCAGGCGATCCGTGGCGAGGTCGTCCCGCACCTGCATGACGATCCACTCGGTGACGACGCTGTCCGGGGTTGTCACCTGCAAGCAGACGCCCTTGGCGATGTCGCTGGCGCCCACCGCGTTGGCGGCGATCGTCCCCTCGAGGCGATCGTCACCATCGGTGCGGCGCGTGTCGCTCAGGGCCAGCCACGGGCCGACCACGCCGAGCAACGACCCACCCGCCTGCGGGAGGTCGTCATAGGCGAGGACGAAGACCGGCTGGGTGCCGAGCGTGGTCGCCATTACCAGTACCGCTTCTTGTAGGTGAGCGTCCCGCCGAGCGTGCCCGACCCCGACGCCTTCGTCGCCGAGACAGCCGGGGCGTCGTTCGGGTTGATCGCCGGGAAGCCGCCGGAGTAGGTCGCCAGCGCGTCCACCGCATTGTTCTCCACGGTGAAGTCCGAGGCGTCAATCACCAGGGCTTGCCCCGCCGCGATCGTCCCGGTCCACGTCAGGGTATTCGGCCCGAGCGTGATCGTGATGTCGGTGATCGAGTTGGTGGTCGCGGTGATCGTCAGCACCCAATCGGACACCGGGGCGTTGCCGAGGTCGAGGGTGTTCGGGGTGCCATTGATCGTCTCGTTGGTGCTGCTCGTGGACCGCCAGAGGGGGTCGGCACAGACGAACGCCACCACGCCGTCGCTCACCACGGAGACCGGGACGCGGTAGGGCATCAGGGTCACGCCGACGCATCGCCCGGTGATCTCGCGGGCGGTCGTGCCGTCGTCCAGCTTGACCGTCACGTCCTTGGTCAGGTACGCCTTGAGCGTCTGTTCGTAGGTCTCGCGCGTGGCGATCGTGTCGGCATAGAGCCGGATCGGCAGCTGGAGGCGACGCGGCCCCGTGGTCGGGTACCGGGAGACGACGCCCCCGATGCCGCCAACGAACGCGGCCGTCGCGTAGTCCTGCCCGGGCGCACTCAGCCACCCCTCCACGTCGGCGTTCAGGTACACGCCGAACGTGTTGACGTTGGTGCCGGTGAACGTGACTGTCGGGACGGATGCCATCAGCCCCCCACCGCAGCGGTTGAGAGGTCGATGGACGCGCCCATGTCGGTGTCGGCGACGGTGCCGATGCCGCCCGAGGTTACGGCGCTGGCCGTGGTGGCGTTCGTGTTGGCGATGCTGTCCAGGAGGCCGATGATCGTGGAGATCACGGACATGAACTGCGAGTTACTGGCGCCACCCATCTCGGCCTCGGTGACGCCGCCCGTGGCGAACCGCGCCGCCAATGCCTGCGTCCGGGTGCGGATGTCCGCCGCCTCCATGCCGTCGGTGCCGTCGGCGAGGTTGACGCCCGAGAACAGACCGCCGAGTGCCGAGGACCCACCGGGGCCGCCCAGCACGTCGGCCAGACCCTTGAGGGTGCCGCCGGGGCCGGCGTTGAAGATCTCCGACATCCAGTCGTTGCGTTCGACTTGCCCGGTCAACCCGGAATCGAATCCCGAAAACGTCCCCGACTTGACGAACTCCAAGAAGCTGGAGAGCATCGTGCCGTCGAAGTAGCCGTCACGCTCGCCGAGATCGACGCCGAGCTCGCCGGCCAGTTTCCGAATGTCGGTCACCGTCAGCCCCATGCCGCCGAGTTGGGCGGACAGCCCCGCCACGGACACCCGGCCACGGTTCTGCGGGTCACGCGCACGCCCCGCCGCGCCCGAGACAACCGTCGAGGTGTCCACGTCCCGCAGCTTCGCGATCGTCCCGCCGGGGGTGCTCAGGTTCAGCAATTCACCCATGCGGTCTTTCAGCTCCTGCAACCGCTGGGTGTTCTTGAGGATCAGTTCCTTCCGGGCCTTCTCCTGCGGCCCGTCCGAGAACATCGTCCCGAGCAACCCGGCGAGGGAGCCGATGGCGCCGATGAGGTTCCCGGCGGCGATCCCCTTGAGGCCATCCTTGAGGGAGTCGGCGAGGTTGACGACGTTGTTGAGGACCGAAGCCGCGGTGGCGTCAATGGTCCCGAACTCTTCCGCCAGCGAGATCGCGCCGCGGGCCGCGTTGTAGATCTCGCTCCCGACTTCCTTGACCGCCGGCGCCGCGCCCGTGCTCGAGCCGTACACACCATCCATCCCGTCGATGATCGTATCCAGCGCCGCCGCGTGGGCGCGGTGCGCGGTGACGACCTTGGCCGTCTCCTTGAGGATGTAGTCCGAGGAGAGGCCCCACGTCGCACGGATCACCGCCTCGGCTTCCTTGGCCGCCGCGGCACGCCGCTTCTCGTCCTCGATGAACACGTTCGACGAGCCGGTCCACACTTCCTTCTGCTGCTTGGCGGTCGCCTCGGTGTCTTCCAGGCGGAGCTTGTTGCCCTTGCGCGTCACGGCGGTCTTGTCGTCCTCACCCTTCGCGACGGTCTTGCCGATCCCCGCGACCACTTCCTCATAGCCGGTCTTGAGGTTCCGCAGGTTCGCCTGCGACTCCCGCACCATCCGGACGCCGTTGTCGCCCATCTTGTCGGCGATCTTGGTGAGGCCGTCCCCGAAGACGGTCATCAGCACCCGACTGTCCGCGATGCTGTTGGAGATGGCGACCATCAACTCGCCCCACGCCAACTTGAAGCGATCGGGGACGCCGAGGATGGCCAGCGCCGCGTTCGCCCCGAAGGTCTGGACCTCGGTCACGAACCGCTGGATGCTCGTCACCACGTCGGTCACGATGAAACCGACGAACTCCGCCACCTTGGGGGCGAGCGTGTCGATCAGGACCGTGAGCGAGGAGAGGGCGTCGCCGACGGCCTCGTTTTGGATGATGGCCGTCCCGACGCCTTCCTTGAGTTCGCCCCACGCCTTGCCGAGGTTCGACAGCCGGCCGCCGAATGAATCCGCCGCCGCCGCCGCCGAGCCGTCAAGGATGTTCGCCAGCTGCTCGGTCTTCTCCGCCGCCGTGCCGACCGTGATGCCGTATTCCTTGAAGAGGCGGCCGCCGCCGTTCAGCGCCTTGGCGACCAGTGTCGCCGATTCCTCGAGGGAGATGTTCCGATTCGCGGCGAGGTCGGTGACGAGGCCCATGTTCTTCATGGACCCGGCCACGTCGCCGGTCTTGGTGATCAGGTTGCCGAGCGCCGACGCGAGGTCGTCGTCGGTGAACGTGGTCAGCTTGGCGAGCCGGTTGATCGTCTCGTCAATCTGCGGCGCCCAGGTATCGAAGTCCTCGCCGGCGTTCCGCACCGCGTGGCCGAGGCGGATGGTCGAAGCCTCCGCCTTGGCCGCCTCTTCCACGGCCGACTTGAAGAACACGCCCAGCGCGGCCGACACACCCAGCGCGGCGATCTTGGCGCCGACCCCGGTCACGGCGTCTCCGAAACTCGCGAGCTTGCCTTTCGCCCCCTCCACGGGGGCGGTCAGCTTGTCCACGAGTGTCAGGAGAATCGAGACCTTCGGTTCAGCCACCTAGTGCCTCCCGGGCGTCGGCGTCGTAGTGCGTCTGTCCTCGTTCACCGGCCTGGGCGATCGTCGTCGCGCGGACGAGGTTCAATCGCTGAAAGGCCCGTTCCTGCTGGATCGTCCGCCACGCCCGCCAGACCACGTCATAGGGGGCGTAGCCGTCCCATGTATCCCACCGCGCGGGGTTCCAATACCACGCCGCGCCCATCGTCAATTCCGTCAGCCGGCAGACCGTGTCCAGCGTCACCACCTGCCCGCCACCGCTCGGGTCCGGGACCGTCTGCATCGCCTCGAGGCGATCCCACTCGTCCGGCTCCCGCACTGGTTCCACCTTCTCGGCGGGGAGCGTCAGGAACGCCTTGAGTAGCTGATTCCGTCCCGGGTGCCGTGCCCATCGACGGACCGGATCACCGATCCACAGGTACCGCCAACGGAGCGGGAAGGCCTTCCGGAGCAATCGCTCCAGCACCACCATGCCCTCGGCGTCCGTCGCGGCCCGGGTGACCTCGGCCAAGGCCACCCGCACCGCTTCCGCACTCAGGGGCCGCCCGACGTACTCGGCCCCTCCCAGCGTCATGGCCCACCGCACTCAGTCGAACACGACCGTGAAGCAGTCGGTCTGGACGATCGGGCTGGAGTTGTAGGGGCGGAACACGAGCTCGGTCGTGGCGACCGGCCCTTCGCCGTTCTCGGTGAACTCGGCCACCTGCGCCTGTGCCATGTTCAGCTTCCAGCGGTTCAGCGCCGTGCCACCGACCGTCAGCGCGATCGCGAAGGCCTCGCCGTTGAGGCGGGCCTTGTACGGGTCGAAGCCCGCCGTGCTGTTCGGGTAGGTCAGCGCCGTCGAGTCCACCGTGACCCGGAACTCCGGCTCATAGCCGGCCGGGACGAAGCCCTGGTGGATGTCCGCCGCCGTCATGTCGGTGCGGGGGTTCTCGATACTCCGGTTCATCCGGAACGAGAACGACTTGACGACCGGCGCCACGAACGACCCGATGCTCAGGGTGATCCCCGTCGCGGTCGGCTCCGCCGTGGTGAGCGTCGGGTACGTCGGCGCGACGACGGCGCTGTCGGCGACGGCGGTGTCGAGGATGCCGCGACAGTCGAAGGTCCAGAGCGGGATGGCCCCAGCGTTCGGCGCGTCGATCGAGAACGACCCGATCACGCCGCGCGAGGTCCACTTCTGGCCGCGAGCGTACGCCTCCATGGTGGCCGACGAGTAGGTGATGGAATCCGGCGTCGGGGTGTAGGTGTACGTGCCCGAGTTCAGCGTGGAATCCATGCCGCAGATCTTGAGCATCGTGTGGATGTTCGGCAGTACGGTCGCGGCATACGTCGCGGCGGCACCCTTCGCCCGCATCGGGACCGTGATCGTCGCGGAGCGGCCGACGGCCGGGACGCGCTTGAGCATCCCGAGGTTGCCGGGGGCGGGACCGACGGCGCCGTCGTACACCCAATTGGGCGTGACGATCGCGGCGGTGCGGTCGCCCAAGGCGAGCAGCTGGCCGTCGGCGGTCGCGGTCACCGAGACGGCGGTGCCGTAGGTCGCCTCGAGCTTCGCCAGCAGCGCCTTGGTATTCAGCAGCTTGGCAGGGTATCCCATCGGTTACTTCTCCTCTGCCGGTGGCGGCGGGGCGGCCTTGGCACCCTTCTCGGCCTTGGCGATGAAGGCGGCGCGTGCCGCCATGTCGGTTTCACACTCGACCGGGAGCGCGATCCGCTCCCCGTTCACGATCACGTAGTCCGGCATCAGGCCCCCAAGGGCAAGAGGGTGGAAACCCAGTATTTCAGTTGCACCGCCGCGAGCAGCCAGGTGTCCTCGACTTCCTCGTAGACCCCTTGCTCGCTCAGCGATTCGCACGACACCAAGCGGACCGAGTTCCGCGTCCGACTCGCCGCGTTGGCGTTGGCATGCAGTTCCCGGAGGGACGCGATCACGGCGCGGATCGCATACGTCCCGTTCACGATGGCCGTCGCGCTCGCACCGGTCTTCTCCGCGTAGCGGACCTGCACGGTCACGTAGGCGTCGGCCCGTTCCCCGGTTTGCGGCTGGTTCGGCTCGAGGTGTTCGATGTCCCCGACCACCGAGACGATCAGCGCGGGCAGGGTCAGCCCGTCGAAGCGATGGAACGCCGCGTTGGCGTCATCGCACTCATTCACGATCGACGCGTCGGCCACGGTCGTCGGTCGGCTGTCCGACCCATCCAGCGGCAGGGCGGCGAGCTTGGCCGCATAGCCGTAGGTGTCATCCTTGAGCCACGCCGTGACGGCTCGCACCACTTCGATCCTCACGTCTTCCTCACGACCAGATGGAGCTCGCGCCCATCCACTTCCTCGCCACCGCGCTGTCCATCGGCGGAGCCAACGCGCGGGTCGGAAACCAGGTACTCGGTGCCGTCGATGGTCACCGTGTCGCCACGGGCCACCGTCAGGGCGCCCGTCGCGTCCACGAACGCGGCGCGGGGCACCTTGAGCACCGACTTGCGGACCAGTACCGGATCACCAGAGCGGTCCACGTCCAGTACATCCATCTCGTCCAGCAGGCCCGTGCCGGTCCACGACCCGATGGACACGGGCTTGCTGTCCCAGCCGGCGAGCATCGCTTCGAGATCCGAGTCGATGCTCACCGCTTGTTCCTCTTCGCGCGGGCGAACGTGTCGCGATGGACGATTTCCACCTCGCGCGGCCCGACCAGTACCGGCTCGGGGGCTACGCGCACGGCAAGCCCCGCCCGTTCGAGGGCGGCGACCCAGTGCGGCGCCAGATCGGCGGTATCGCCGGGGAAATACGTCACCCCGTCGAACTGCCGACCGGCACCCGGATCGCGCCCCACGAAGCGGACAATCATGCGGCCGCCATGTACGGCGTGAAGTTGGCCGCGAAGAGGCGAAGGGCGCGGCGGACAGCCCAGCGCTCACGCATGGTGGCGGAGCGCTTGGCGCGACCCTCGGGCGTGTAGACGCGGCGCGTAGCGGCCGCGGCGATCGCGGCGCGGTGCGCCTCTGACTTCGGGATGCCCTTCTGAACAGCCTTCCATCCGTCGGGGCGAGGCTGACCCTTCTGCCACTCCGACATTTTCGCCCGCGTGGCGTCGGATGCAGTCCGGCCCGTCAGGTACTCCACGATCCGGGCTTTGCTCGCTGGCGTGTGCTTGCGCCCAGCCATTGGCGCGGCGGCGACCTTGGCGACGTTGTAGCAGTCCGGCCGACCGACATGAGCGGCCAACAGCCGTGACTCTGTTGCCAGGAGTTCGTCGCGCTCCAAGACGGCGAGGACGGCAAACGTGAACGCCGCCTCGCCGTGCTTGTTCCACGAGTGCTGCAACCGCGCGTTGCCGTGCCGGCCGTTCCGCAGCGCACTTGCGTGCGTCTGCGAACGACGCCGCAGGTTCACCGCAGACCCGTAGTAGGCGTCTCCGGTGACACTGTTGCGGATCACGTAGATCCCGGCGCGGTGCGTGGTTGCGTAAGTCATCACGAGGTCAGGATGGCATCCGACTTCGAGAAAGCTTCAGGGTGACGCACGGCCACGTCGCACATCAGCACCGCCGTGACCTCGATCATGTTCTGGTTCTTCGAGGTGTACGGGTCCACGATCAGGTCCACCGCGTCGCCCCAGATGCCGAGCAGGGCCTGCGCGAAGTCGCCGAAGATGATCGACGAGCAGATCGTGGTGGACGTGCCCTGGGTGAGGTTCGACGGGATCTGCTGCGAGGCGAACGCCCGGTAGCCGTTGATGGTGCCCGGATCGTTGCCGCCCTCCCACAGGTAGGACGAGCCCGCCGTGGTGCTCTTGAGGGTCTGCTTGAGCTTGCCGCGCACCTTGGCGTTGGTGACGTAGGCGAGGGTGCCGCCGTCCGCGTTGGCGGTCGCCACGTCCGTCTCGAGGCCGACGAGGTCGGCCCACGCCAGCGCCGCACCGTGCGAACCGAGGGTGCGGTTGCCGATCGAGGAGGTCGCGCGGATGCCGGTCGGCTGGTTGGCCGAGCCGAGGCCGTTGAACGCGGCCGAGTCGAGGCCGATCGCACAGATCCGCATCAGGTCGTTGTTCACGACGTTCTGCACGTCCGGCGAGGTCTGGACGAGCGCCCGACGCGAGAAGGCCGTCGAGGCCATGCCGGTCTTCGGCGACATGGTCACGTTGTCGAAGGTCAGCGCCGTCAGCGAGTTCGCCGCGGTCGGGTTTTCCCCCGTCCACGTGAAGGTGTTCGCCGTGATCTGGCGCGGGAACGAGATGCTGTCCGTGAGGCCCGACATCACCGTCACGCCCGCCTGCGAGGCGATGAGGCGGTTCCGCAGGATCTCGATCAGCGACATCAGCGAGGTCTGCACGGCCGCGCCACCGAGCGAGGAGGTGCCGACGATGTTACCGGTGATCGACGCGCGGTGCTGCATCGAGAGCGGCATGAACAGGCCCTGCGGGGTGCGGCCCGTGCGCTTCGCGATCTCGTCCGAGATCTCCCACTCCAGCCCGCTCCGGCTCCGGCCGGTCGTGTCGGCCAGCGAGAGAATCGCGCGGCTGACGTTGTACTCCTTCTGCTCGCGGGCGCTCAGGTCCACGTCGCCCGCCGGGGTGGGCGTCTGGGCCGCACGGACCTTGATCTTCTCCACGTCGGCCCGCACGTCCTCGAGGGACATGCCGCTGTTGATCCAGCGCGGCAACTCGCGCTGCATCTCGAACGTGTCCGCCACCTGGGCGATGTACTTCGTCTCGAGCTCGCGCGGCATCGCGTTGCGCTCGCCGCTGACCGCCACCGGCACCGGGGCCGGGGTCGGCGTCACTTCATCCGCCATGTGCTGCTCCTCCGGGATCACCGGGGCTTTGGGTGCCGACAAGTCGGCCCCGCGGTTGATGCCGACCGTGTGGTCGGCGGGTACTGGCACGATCGACCCCTCCATCGGGGTCCAGTTCGTCGCGCGGTAGGTCGCCTTGTCGCTTCCCGCCGCCCGTTCCTCCACCCACTCATTGATCCGGTAGCCGACGCTCATGTCGGTCAGGATCCCATCCTCCACGTCCATCCGGACTTCCTGCGCCCGCGCGTTGCGCGAGAAGCGGATCATCCCGCCGAGCCGCCCGTCCTTCCGGAGCGCCACGTCTTCGAGCCGCCCGATGGGCTGGTCCGTGTCGTGGTTGTAGAGCAGGGGCAGCCCGTTGGCCGCCCGGCTCATGTCCACGGCGCTCTTCGTGTGGTCGAGGACTTCCACCCCGAACCAGCGGTCAACCGGCGCGTCGGACGAGAGCGAGACGGGAATCCGCTCGTCGCCCTCGGCGCGGACCGCCAGTTCGGTCCGATCCACCGTCATCGTCCGGCTCAACACTTCCGCCGGCGGCTGCGTTGGCGTCTGCTTGCTCATTCGAGATCACCGAGTTGGGGACATACAGGTCCACGTCGTACTCGTCCGCGAGCGCCTTGGCCGCGTCGAGTTCGGCGTAGATGTCTTCGAGGTCGTCGCCATTGTCGGCCACGACGCGCTGCGGGGAGGTGAAGCCGGCGGCGACCGCCAGCATGTCCGCCTGGAGTTCCTGTTGCGGGTTGACGTAGGCCCAGCCACGCGGACGCCACGCATGCACCCGGTACATCGCCGGGAGCATCCGCACGCTGAGGTCGCCACGGGTCCACGCTACTTCCCGCCACGCCTGGTAGATCGGCTCGTGGAAGTGGACGGCCAGCCAGTCCTGCAAGGCCCGCCAGCCGTCGCGCTCTTGCACGAGGCCGATGCGGGCCGACGAGAAGTTGGTTTCCCGGAGGTCCGACGTGAGGCCGGCGAACGACACATTCAGGCCCGCCGCGATGAACTTGCTGATCTGCGTCACGAACAGCGCGAAGTTCTGCGACGGGTGCGTCGGGTCCCACTGCTCGAACGACTGGCCCGGGTCGAGGAAGTCGATCACGCCGGGGGCCGCTTCCATCTCGGTCCGCGCTGGGGCGTCCGGATCGGCCGCACTCGGCGACTCCGGGTCCGTGATGACGAAGCCCATCTTCGCGGCCGCCGTCCGCGCGGCGACGAGCTCCGCCTCGGCGTAGCCATCCAGCATCCGGAGCGCCAAGAGCACCGGCGCGAGCCACGTCTCGCCCCGGGTCGCCCCGGGGCGACGTGGCACGAACAGGTGTAGCATCTCGGCGGCCGGCACCGCGATCCGCTCGCGGCGGTTGGTGCCGACGAGGCCGTCCGACAGGTGGCCCGTGAAGACGTGGTAGAAGAGCGGGCGGCCCCACGTGTCCACTTCCACGCCGAGCTTGACCGCGTTGACGCCGTCGCCGCCGACGCGGTTGAAGTCCTCATCGACCAATGCCGCGTCGATGTGCTGGAGCGCGAAGCCCTGCGGCCCGCCGTAGATCATCCGGACGAACGCCTCGCCGTCCCGGGCCACCGTGCGGATCACTTCCCGCTGGAGGTCCGTCCACGACAGGCGGCCGTCGATGGCGCACGACGCCGGCGGGTGCCACGCGCAAAAGGCCCGCTCGATCTCGGCGTTGGCGTAACGATGGGGGGAGCCGTTGGGCAGGGTATTGGCGCACTGCAAGCGAATACCGCGATGCCCCACGACGTTTTCCGAGACGAGATGCAGATAGCGCCGGACGAGCGGGTTGTTCTTCTCGAGGTCACGCGCCCGATCCCGGAGGAAGCGGATCGAGGCGTGGAGCTCCCCGGTGGGGCCGAGCGACATCGGGTTCCAATCGGAGGTCAGGCGCGACTGGATCGCGCCGACGAAGCCGCCGTTCCGCTTGCGGATCGGCTCCAGCCCGAAGCGTCGGGCGATCCGATGCAGGAGGGGCGCCTTCACGCCGACGGCACCGAGAAGCGGACACCCATGGAGCGGAACGCGCGGCCCGGATTCCGGAGCCGCCAGAGTTCCGCCGACAGCTTGCCGCGGATCGCCATCAGTTCGCCGAGTTCGATCTTCCGCACCGAGCGGCCGCCGATCGCGTACTCCTCCGGCTGGTCACCCGCGAGACGCGCCGAAACCGCCTTCTCGACCGCCGCCAGATTGGCCTCGGCGAAGGCGACCCGATCACCAGGCGCCGCGAGGGAGGGGTTCGCCGCGACCGTCAGCGGGTCGCACGGCTCGAAGTCCACCCGACCCGCGTAGGTGCCCGACCCGGTCCAAATCCGGGTCCGCTCATACCGGCCAGCAGCCAGTGGCGCGGTGGATGTCGTGGGGACCACGATCGTCCGGGTTTCCCCCGACTCCGTGACCCATGACGCGTCCCATGACAGCTTCCCGGCACCAAGGGTCGCATAAGACAACGTCCACCCTTCCGAGACCGGATAGGTGGACGACGACACGGTCCACGTCCAAGTCGCCCCGGCCGTGGCAGTCGTCGGTTCGGTCGTCGCGAGGATCGGGGCCATCGGCCTCCGGCAAACGAAAAAGCCCCCCGAGATCCGGGGGGATCTCGAAGGGGCCGTGGGCGAAAGTGCCGGCGCTGGCTACGCGCGTGGGGCGCTAGGTTTTACCTACCATCCAAGCTAACGGGGTCTGTTCGGTGTGTCAAGCGGACACGCTAGGCCGCCCTGAGCATCGTGGTCGGGAAGTCCTCCAGCCGGAACGACACGATCCCGCATTGGCGGCAGTGGTAGCTCATCACCACCGTGGACGGGGGCAGGTGGGCGACCCGGGCCGCCTCGAGCAACGGCCGGGACAGCCGGACCGGCACGTCCCGCCGGCAGACGCACTTCCGGGTCATCCGCTGCATGGACTCGTTCACCATTTCTTCACCCATCCTCCGCCGCGGCGGGGTTGTGGACGTTGCTTGGCAAGGGCGGCCCGGATGGGTTCGGGGATCTCGGGCGGGGTGGTGCCGGTGTCGGCCTCCGCCGGCGGGGCGAAGTCCGGCATCCGGTCGATCCGGCTGGGGGTGAAGTTGCCGAGCGCCAGGGCGACGGTGGCGTACCGGAAACAGTCGGCCGCCTCGTTGTGGGCGCCGCGCGGGAGTTCCCACCGCTTCCGGTAGCCCCCGGGCACCTTGACGGTCTTCTTGGACTCTGCCGTCAGCTGCGCGATTAGATCGTCGCTGGTCCACTCAGGGAGGTGGATGTATCCCGGCCCCGGCCGCACCAGCCGGAGGCGGCCGTACAGGAGATCCTGCGAGGTGTCGGTCCCGACCAGCCAGACGCGGGTGGCGTTCTTGTTGTTGACGGTCGGGCGCCGGGTGACCAGCGGCTTGCCGGGTTCCGACCCGCCCTTGAGGGCGTAGACGCCGCGACCGAGGCGCGGTTTGGCCCATCGGTGGACGAGCTCGGTGGCGTAGCCCGTGTCGATCCCGACCGCCCGGACCGCCATCGGCGTCCCGTCGCTCCGCACCCGGGGCCGGAACACCGCGTCGTCCAATCCCGCCCACGTAGCCGGGACCGTGATGTCGCCCGTCACGACCTCGTGCGCGATCAGCCACGACTCCTCGCCGGCGCCCCAGCCCAGCACGAACACCTCGATCCGGTCGGCCTGTACGTCGATCCCGGCGGTCAGGATCCGCACCGCGTCGGGAACTTCGGCGGGGTACTGCTCGCGCCTCGCCGCCAGCCCCTCAGTGCCGACCCGCTCGCCCCGGTCTTCCCACGTCTCGGCCAGCACGGTGTTGACGAAGGTCTGGAGCCGGAGCGGGTTGCCTTGCGCCTGGTCCCACTCCTCCACGAGATCGGCCCACGGCGCCCACGGCGAATACAGCGCGTTCAGGTGGTAGCCGCGCACCGCGGCGCCCGGGTTCATCGGCACCCACACCCCGGCCGCGATCATGCGGTGCTTGTGCTCCTCGCCGATCAGCGACCCGCATCCCTCACAGGCGTAGACCGGGGCCGGGAGATCCTTCCACTTGAGGTTCCGCCACTGGAGCACCTGCAAGGCGTCGCAGTCAGGGCAGGGGACGTGATACCGCCGCTGGTCCGACTCAAGGAACGCCTCCTCGATCCGCGACTCGCCCTTCACCGTCGGGGTACTGGTCAGCAGGATCTTCCGGAGCGCAAAGGTGGCCGTCCGGCGCACCGCGAGCGTGACCGGGTCGCCCTCCGTGCCGGCCGAGGACGGGTAGCGGTCCACCTCATCCAGCAGGAGCACCCGGATCGGGCGCCCCGCGAGCGCGGCCGGGGCGTTCGACCCGGCCAGCGTCAGGTGGCCTCCGGCGAAGGGCTTGTGGAGGAGGGTGTTCCCGCTCGAGCGGCTGGTGGGGTCGCCAAAGAGGTGGGTCAACTTGGACGAGTCCCGGATCATGGGGGCGATCCGGTCTTTGCTGTACGCCTCGGCCATCTGGATCGTCGGTTGGACCATCATCATCGGCCCCGGCGCCAAGTGGGCGCAGTAGCCGGTGACGTTCAGCAGCACCTCGGTCTTCCCCGACTGCGACGACCACATCAGGACGGCCCGTTCCACCGTCGGATCCGCCAGCGCGTCCATCGGCTCCCGTTGGTACGGCGCCCGATCCGTCACCCAGCGCCCCGGCTCCGCCGACGCCTCACTCGAGAGCATGCGGTACCGGTCGGCCCACTCCGCCACCGACAGCCGGGGGGGCGGCGCCAACCGGCGCTTCATCCCCGATTCCAATCGGTCCCGGTACGCCAGGGCGGCCGTTTCGTGTGTGGCGATCACGCGGCACCCTCCAGATCGCCGCCGGACAACTCCCGGAGTGCCACGTCCACCACCTCACCCAACGCCTTGGCCGCCTCGGGCAACTTCTTGAGCCCGACGAACCGGTGCGCCTCCTTTCCGGGCACCGCAATGAGCCGCGCCCGAACCCGATCGAACACCTCATCTGCCCCCTTCGCGGCGTCTTCAACCGTGATCAACTGGCCCCGTTCCTTCGCCAACTGCAATTCCGCGAGCTCCGCCTCAGCCGAGGTCTTCCGCGCCCGTGCCTCCTCGAGGTTGTCCGGCTTCGCCCGTTCCACCGCGGCGCCGACCCGCTCCTCCACATACCACCGATTGAAGTCCGGCCAGAGGTACTTCCACGCGCCGCCGACCTTCTTCTTCGGCGCCCCGGGGCGGGCTGTCCACTCCGCCGTCTGCCGGAGGGACAACCCCAACGCCTCACTCAGATCCTTCTGGCTCAACAGCTTGGACATATACCCCCGTGGGGTGTCGTGCGTATGTGGTTGTCTTTCAACGACTTACAGCTAGTGAAGAATCGACCTCTGCGCGGACCTGCGTTTGTGGATAACCGGAAGAACCTATGGGGGGTCACCCCACTGTTGGCCCGCTCTTGGTCGTCAATCCCCGTGTCACTTCGACATCAATCGCCCCTCCGACGTTCAACGCAGCACGCGAGGCGATGACCGCCCGTGCCGTGTCCGCGAACTTGAGCACAGGGCGCACCCTGACGGTCTTCTTGAACACCCAGAGCAGCTTGAGCTTGGGGTTCCGCTTTGTCCCCTCGATGCGGAACACCTTGCCGTTGATGACGGCCACGTTGTTCGCGGCACTGGCCTTGAGTAGGCCTTTCCGTACTCCCTTCCGCTTGGCCCCGAACACCGCAGACGCCTGACTCAGCAAGCCCTGCTGTCCGAAGAACAGGGTCTTGAGCTTCATGCGCTCAGGGACCACGGCCCCCTTGGTCGGGCGTGCGCCACCGATGACGGGGACACCGAGTGCCTTACGCCCTCGTGTTGGCCCCTTGTCTCCACCCTCCTCGAACTTGGCGAGGAAGTCGCGGTCGGGGTTCACCTGGATGCGGGCCTCCAGCTTGTCCTTCGTGGCGAAGTCCTGCCCTGGCTTCCGATAGATGGTGTTCTCGATGAACGACTTGCGCCGCAGTGTGAACTTGCCCGACAGCCCCGCCTTCACCTTGGCCTGTGCCTCGTCCATCGTCCTGTTCATGCCCAGCGCCGCCCCGTACTTGGCGTTCGCTGGCAACTTGGCGAGGAGTTCGTTGATCTCCTCCGCGCCCTCGACCTTCATCGCGAAATCACTCACACGCCCTCCACGTTCTCGGGATTTTCGACAGGGGGTGGGGGGGTATTTTCGAGGGGGGGCACATACTCCATGCCCTCGATCACGTTGTTCCCCTCCGAGGGGAGGCACAGGATGTTGAACGACACGACGCTCCGCTCGTGATCGTCCGCGGCCTCGGCCCCGTTCACGTTGTTGGGGTTGTAGTGGGGGGCGTAGTGCCACCAGACATCGTACCCCAGCCCCTGCACATAGCGGATCAGGGTGTCCTGACCATCGCCGGGGTTGTTCTCGAGGTAGAGGCCGGGGCGGCACTCGCGGATGATCCGTTGGGCGCCTTGCAGGACCGCGAGCTCCATGCCCTCCACGTCAGCTTTGATGAAGTGGCAGACCGGGAGGATGTCATCCAGCGTCATCACGGGCACCTGGTTGCCGATGGCGTGCCCTTCGAGGTTCAGGCCCCCATAGTTGCCATCCCGCGTGTAGTCGAGGGCCGGCACTGTGAGCGATCCCGGAGCGGCCCCCACGGCGACGGGGACGGGCTTCACGTTGGTCAGGCCATTCAGCGCGACGTTCCCCACCATGACCTTGTAGAGGAAGGGCAGCGGCTCGAAGGCGTAGACCTCACCGTCCGGGACGAGGGTCGCGAGCGCCACCGTGTGCGCCCCGATGTTCGCCCCCACATCGGCGACGATGGCGTGCGTGGGGAGCAGCTGGCGCCAGAGGTCCACCTCGGACTCGCTGTATTCGCCGTGGCGGATAAAAGCGGCCCCGAGGTACCTATCGTTCTCCATCACCATCATCCGCCCATATCGCGTTGGCACCACAACGATCTTGGCCGCATCCACTCGATCTCGAATCACGCCGCCTCCCGAATCGCATTTGAGTGTTTCCGTAGGTAGGCGGCGGCCGCCTCACACCGCAGTGGATCGTCGTCCAAAAGGCCGAGTGCCGTGTTGCACTTCGAACAAAGGAGCCCTCTCACTCGCCCAGTGCCGTGGCAGTGGTCCACGGCGAATCGCCGGCCCCGCGAGTTGGGGCCTCCACCGCATATCGCGCAGCCACCGCCCTGCTGGGCCAGCATCGCGTTGTACGCCTCCACCGTCAGGCCGTACTTTCGCAACCCATCGGCGGCGCCATTCTCGATATGCCGCTTGCGAGCGTACTCCTTGAGCTTGTCGCGATTCCTCTCCTGCCATGCCTTGATGTGCCCTAGCACGTTCGGGTGATGAATGCGGCGATACCGCTCCCCGCAATTCCGGTTGCAATACTTGGGGTATGGTCCCCGCATACCCGTCTTGACCGCCGGCTTTCCACATTGTTTACACGCTGGTACTTCGCGGATCACGCGGCCTCCTGCATACGGTTTGCGTAGACGAGTTGCTGGAGATCGTGGGCGACCCGTTCGACCACTGGCCCCCATTCCCCGGCGATGGTCTGGCGGTAGAGCTTCACGGACGAGTACCAGGGGGAGTCGGAGCGGTTGAGCATCCACCGCATGTCAGGGACAGCCGCCAGCATGATCCAGCATGGGACACCCAGCCCACCGGCGATATGGGCGATGGCGGTATCCACGGTGATCACGAGGTCGAGGGCTTCCACGACGCGGGCCGTGTCCAACCAGTCCTCGCACAAGGCGACGGCGTTCGGCAGTCCGGCTTCCCCCATCTCCGGCGTCCACGAATCCTTGGCGAGTGCGAACCACTCGACGCCCTCGACGGTGGCGAGCGGGGCGACGGCGGCACGGGGCAGGGATCGCATAAAATTGTTCCTATGGGTGGGCGACCCCTCCCAACAGAGGCCGACCTTCATGCGGCCTTCTGGTCGTCGGCGGTGTGCTGGCGCAGGAAGGCGTCGAGCGCGGCGGGATCGTTCAGGGTGTCCTCGCTGATGAGGAGACCCCGGCGCAGCTTCCCGCCGACCGCCGTGAGGCGCCACACCTTCTCGCCCCGCTCGCGCTCCGGCTGATGCACCGGGAGGAACGCGAGGGCCGGGAGGCCGATGCGCCCCAGACTCGCCTCGAGTCGCGCGATGGCGACCGATCCGGCCGCCCGTTCGCTGGGGTCCATGGCGCGGCGCGTCCCGGCCTCGCCGATCTGGTAGGGGTCGTACATCACGCCGCCTTGAGGTAGCCGTCCGCGTGCGGGACGGTCGTGGTGGTGATCGCGAGCCGATGATGGAGGGTCATCGTGGTCACGATGTAGTCACTCGCGGGGACTGGCTCCTCGAGGGAGACGACGCGGTCGGGGGCCACCGTCTTGGCGGCCAGCCGGATGAGCGCCGGCCGCACGGCCCACGTGACGGTGGCACCGAGCTCGCGGAGCCGATCGGCGTAGCGCAGGCACATGATGTCATCGCCCCACCCTTGCTCGCCGGCAACGAGCAGCGTCTTGCCGGTCAAGTCCTCGCCCTGCCATGGCGTCGGGATGTTCGGCCCATCGGCCACCGTGATCGCGTTCATCTCCGTGAAGCCGGGAATCGACCACCGCGCCTCATACGCTCGCCACCCCTTCAACCAGTCGCCCGTCAGGATGTAGTAGTGGGACAGGTTCCACGTCGCCTCGGCGTTGTTGGGCCGATGCTTGAGGGCTTCCGCGTACTCCGCGAACGCCTCCTCGGTGCGGCCCAAGCCGAGCAGCGCGTTCCCGAGGTTGACCCGCGCGTTGACCATGCCGGGGTCCAACCGGATCGCCTCCCGCAGGTGATCGGCGGCGTCGGCGTAGCGGTTCACGCATTGCTCAATCGTCCCGAGGTTGTACCAGGCTTCCGCGAATCCCGGCTCCTCCGTGCAGAGGTAGAGGAGCATCGCCACGGCGTAGTCGTGGTCGCAGATCGTGTGCGCGATCACGGCCAGCGAGAAGACGGCCGGCCAACACCGCTTGTTGCGGCTCAGGATCTTCTCGAAGATCCGGGCCGCGCGGAGCTTGTCCCCGGCCTCGAACGCTCGCTGGGCTTGGACGATCTTCCGGGCCTCCCATTCGGAGACCCGCTGGGCCAAGTCGCGCTGGGTGGTGCGTCGGGTCACCGTCCCGCCTCCCGGAGCGCGTCCTCGAGCAGGAAGCGCCCGTGCATCGCGGCGAGGAGTTCGTCGGCTGTGAATCCGAAGTGATCGTCGTAGGTGATCGGCTCGCCCGTCTCGGCGTGTCGGCCCCACATCGACTTACCACTGCTCGCGATCCACTCCCCGGTGTTCACCTCCCACACCCACCCGAGCCGGTCGCTGGCCTCGGCGGCGAGGAGGCGCAGGACCACGTCGCGGGGGGCGGTAGGACTGCCGTAGTCGTCGTCGCGGATCACCAGATCGCCGTCCCAGAAAATCCCCACTCTGGTCTCGCCGCGGTCAACCGACCACCCATACGGCCCCTTCACCGGCTTGCTCCACTCTTCGGCCATAACCCCTCCGGCGCCTAGCGCCTTGAGTACCGCCCCCTCCATTGCCTCCGGTAGTCCCGCGAGCGCCTCATCCAGCGAAACAAAGCGGTCAGCCGGATCGGCTGTCGGCGGCGGTGGCCCATAGATGATCCGCACCACGTCGTCCTCCGCCATCTCCCCCTCCTGTTCGGTGTGCCTTCGGTAATCTACGCAGCCAGCAGGGCATCCGGCTCGGACGCGACGAACGGGATCACCAGGACTTCGACGCGGGGGCGGGTGGGCTGGTCGTCGCTCATCTCGCAGATGAGGCGGCGGACCTTGCCGTCGTCGGCGAAGGCCGCCCACTGGAGGGCGTCCTCCAAGACCTTGATGCGGTTCGAGAGATCGCCGATCCGCTTCTTGCGATACCAGACGAACCGCAGTTCCACGGCGCCCGCGATCTGGCGCACCCCGGTCAAGCGGACCCGGAGCTTGATCTGCTCGATATACGCGGTGGCCTCGGCGGACCGATGCAGGTGCAAGCCGGCGCGTCTCCAATACCGATTGGCCGACGGCGGCTCTGGCAGCGACAGGCGGATCATCCCCGCCTCACGTAACTGCGGAGCCGATCCCACTCGGCGAGGTACACCGGATGCGCCTTGTCCCGCTCCGCCACGGCATCGGCCTCCGCTTCCATTGGGCCGTGGTGCCGGAGCCACCACCAGAGCGTGCGGAGCGCCTTGAGGGCGCCGCGGTCGAGGCCCGCGACCCGTTGCTGTTGGACATGGGTCCACGCATGGGCCAGATGCCCAGGGGACGGCGACGCGAGGGTGCCGTCCGCGTAGAACCGGAGCCGGAAGTACGCGACGCCGCCGATCACGGTATCGTCGGACGAGAGCAGTTTCGGGAGCCAGTGCCCCAGCCTCGCCGGGTAGCGGCCCCCGGGGGGCGTGATGTCGGTGCGGATCACCCTTCCCCCCTCGCGGTGCGGAGCGCGGCCAGCTTGACGGCGGATTCGAGCATCGCGTCCCATTCGTCGGCGTCCCGACACGCCACAGGGGCCAGCCATTTCGCGGCCCACGCTTCCGCCGCATCGGCCAGCCGGAGACGGGCCGCCGTGAGGGAGCCGGGAAAGACGCCCATCGTCTCGGCTCCGGTTCCACGGCAGCCGCCAGAGCAGACCTGCGGCCACTGGCCTTGGCAGGTTCGGCACACCACCTCGACCTCCTCCATCCGCTCAGTCGGCATCGGGGGCCTCAAAGGCTTCCACGGCAAGGCGGGCGTCGATCAGCGCACCGAGGTCTCCGCCGTACTCCAAGCCGTCCACATACGCCCGTGCCGCCTCCGCAAGACGGTACATCGCCGCGCTCTCGGTACCCTCTACCGGATAGCCGACCACGAGGCGCGGCAACACGGCCCCGCAACCGCGGCAAAGCTCCACCTTCGTTTCTACCTCCACCACCTTTCGCTCTCCCATCTCACGCTCCTCCCTTGGGGGTGGCGGCGGGGTCCAGCTTCGCCAGCTTCTCGCGCACGGCCTCCTCGATGAACCGGATGGATTGGCCGCTATGCCGGAAGCTGTCAAGCGACCAGTTGCTCCCACCACGCTCGGGGTCACGACAAAAGCAGTCGTTCGGTGCGTCGTACCCGAACACCGCATCCACCACTTCCTTTTGCAGAGCGCAAAGCCGCGCCACGGCATCGGCTGGTGTCTCAATCCGCTCACTTGCCATCGGTTCCCTCCGGGGCGGGGGGCGCGGAAGGCCCTTCAACGGCGGCGAGCAATGCTTCGTCCTGCGTCATCTGTGACCAACAACCGGGGCGGCACTCCCACACACCGGGTTGTCCCTTCGCGTTCATCCGTTCCAAGTAGCCGCCGATCTGGTGCGCGTTGCGGCCACAGCGTCGGCAAGTCATTGCGCTCATTTCCGGGCCTCCGGGGCGGGGGTGGGGAGCGAGAGCGCGGCGTCAGCGATGCGCTCGATTGATGCGAGCAACCCGATGTGAAGCTCGTCCGGGCTGGCCTTGGTGTGCGCCGTATGGGCTCGCACCTTGACCAGCGCCCCCCTCAGCCGCTCCACCTCGGCGGTGAGCGAGGCATTGGCGGCGCGTTCGTCCAGTAGGTCGCGGGCAAGATCGCGGACGGCAGGCTCCAGCGAACTGCACCAGATGCGTGCCTCCGCCTCCCCCACCCGGCGCTCGGGCGTCGGGGCGGTCACTTGCGGGGAGCAGGTGTGAATCGTGTCGATGCCCACCGTCTGACCGCAGGCCGAGCACTGTCCCGTCGTGTCAATCATCCCTCTCCCCTCCAGTTCGGCTCGCAACGCGGCGAGCGTGGTGCCGCATTCAGTCGCTTCGTAAGGGTCCACCCGCCACCCCGCAGTCTCCCCGTACCGTGCGATTTCGTCATCTGCCGTCGTATTGTCGTCGAACTCCCACCATCCGCGAATCTGGCTGTCGGCATTGAGCCAGACGGCCAACGTCGAGCCGTTGCTGATTCCCTGCGACACCTTCCGCACGATCCTGGTCATCGGGCCTCCGGCGCGAGGAGGGACGCCTTCCGGGCGAACATTGCCTGATCGGCTTCCTCCAACGAGTCGAACAACACGGCCTCCCCGTCGAGCCATCCGATGCCATCCGCGTACCCGTCGTCCCGCTCCAAGTCGGTCGGCAACATTGCGATCCATCGCTTGCCGAGTGTCTTGGCTACGTCGAACGCCTTCACATCTCCGGCGTCCATCTCGCACCAGTCAGCCGCCTCGGACACGCTGGGCATCCCGCACTCGGCGTTGTCGTCCGGCCAGAGCAGGTCCGGCTCCCCCAACAGCGTCCGCAACAGGGCCGCTTTCGTGGCCTCCGGCAACCCGGCCACCAGCTCCGGCTCCGAGAGGAGGAGGGGGAGCCATTCGGTCACGTTGTGGAGCCACAACACATCGCGGTCGCGGTTGCCATACATCATCGCCAGCGTCCAGCCATCCAGCTTCGCCGCCAGCCGCTCCGTCAGGTCACTCACTTGCCACTCTCCTTCGCCATCAGCGCGGCCACCACGGGGGCGTCCTCGACGGGGATGCCCTTACCCGTAGTCCACCCGGACTTCTCGGAAATCATCGTGATGATGTCGCCGTTGCCTGACCGCTTGTATTGCCACCCGCTCGGCCCCGTCACCACCTTTGGTTCCACCGGCAGCAGGGAGTCGAGGTGGGAGAGGATGGAAGTCAGCCCGTACTCATCGGCGTAACGGGTGCATACCTCCCCGCCAGCGCGTAGAGTGACCATCAGATGGTTCTTGCGCATCGGATGCTCCCGTATCCGCCGCACCAGCGCCCCGAGGGACGCGTCGGTTTCGCAGAGTCGCCGCACTTCCGCCGCCTCGTGCTTCGCCCGGTCCCGTTCGTCCACGAGCACCGCCCGCTCCCCCAGCAACCGCTCCCGCTCCTCAAGGGCGGCGAGGACGCGCTCGGTATTTACCCCGAGGCCGACGTTGCACCAATCCCCGTACTCCGCCGCCGTCATCGGCTCAACCTGGCTCACGAGGCACCTCTCCGAATCACCCGGCAACTGGCGGTCACCATCTTCCCCAACGCGGGGAGGACGTGCTTCCGCTGCTGGCGACCGGGGAAGAGCGCAGAGGCCGACGCCCGGAGGATGCGGAGGTATTCGTTCGCCTTGGCCTCGCAGGTGATGGTGATCCAATCCGAGGAACCGTTCGTGACGCGACCCCGCTTGGTCGCGTAGTAGGCGTCCCGCTCCGCCTTCGCCAACCTCGCCTCCAACCGCGCCATCACCTTCCGCTCCGCCTCTGCCTGCTCTGCCTTGGTGGTCATGCTCTCCCCCCTCCGGTGTGTGGAAACATTTCCCGCGACTGCATTTTGCCTGCAGATTGCCGACCGTTTTTCGTCATTCTGGCCCTTGCCGCGACGGGATCGAGTCGCTACAATGCCCACTGTAGCGCGATTCGGGTCGGTTTGGGACGTGCGCGAGCCTGCCGGTCGCAGGTTCGACTCCTGCCGGGCGCACTCGCAAAGCCGCACCACGACTGCCTTTCCCGATCCACCCCGTTGGCCGTTGCGCCGATCCTGCATTTTGGCTGTAGAATCATCCCGCCTTTTCCTTCCGATCGAGGCTCCTGAGCGACTCCGCGACCCGGCCTTTCCGGGTCTTCAGGTACTTCACCGCCTGCCCCACGCTGTCGCCGATCGCTTCCATCGCCTGCTCGGCGCTCCCCGTCCGGTCGTACACGTCCCCCGCCACCCCACGCCGGAACCCGTGGACCCCGCGCCCCTTGAGGTGCGGCACCCCGGCCCGTTGCTCCGCGGCCACCAGTGTCTTTTCCAACCCGACCAGGGTGTAGGGTTTGCCCTCGGTCCGGGTATGCCGGGACGGGAATACCCATCCGCTCGCCGGCTGGTCATTGGCGTCCCACAGACGACCGAGCACCGCACGCGTGGCGTCGCGCATCGGCGACGACCACGCCTTGCCCATCTTGTCCCACTCCGGCCGCATCGTCAGCACGTCCTCGGTCCAGTCCACATCCTCCCATCGGAGGTGCAGGGCCGCGTTACCCCGAATCCCCTGCTGGCTGATGAGCGTGAGGGCCACGAACGCGGTCCGCTGGTCGAGCCGATCGAACGACAGCGCCGCGAGGATGCGTTGCGTCTCCTCGGCGGTGTACTCCGCCGGCGACGCCTCCTGCTGGTCCCGCGACACCTTGAGGCGGTAAGCGTAGATCCGATTCCGGGGGGTCAGCATGTTCCGCTCCCCCCAGGCGAAGACCACCTTCACGGTCCGCACAATGCGCCGGACCGACGACAGCGCCATCCCTTCCGGCGCACGGGCCCGTGCCGTGGTGAGCAGCGCGGCCGCGACGGCGTCAATCGTCGGCGGGATCACCTCATCCACCGGCGTCGCCTCCGGCACCGACGCCGTGAAGTAGGCCCAATGGTCGGCGTAGAGCTCGCGCGTCCGAGGCCGGAGCGCGGCCCAATCCCCCGACCCCGCGTATCGCGCCCACAGGTCGCCGACCGTCAGGCCCGACACCTTCGGCCCCACGCCCTCAGCCGACAGCCGCCGCGCAAAGCCGAGCGCCTTCTCCTTCGCCCCGTCGCCGCTGTAGCTCTTGGTCACGCCGAGTGACCGGGAGGAGACGGTGAACCGACTCCCATCCTTGAAGACCCGGACCTTGCGCCCGTGCTCGCCGAACGTGGCGATCCGCTTCTCGGTCACGCCGCCTCCCCGATTGCCGCCAGCAAGTCTTCGGCATCCGCCGCGCCCTGCGTCGCGCCGAGCGCCGTCGGCAGCACACAGAGCCGGTACATCCGGGCGCCCGTGGCCGACCACCCCGCCGCCCCGACAAGGCACCACGTTGCGTGGTGCGACCGGAGCCACCGGGCCGACTTGCCCGAGCGGACCATCGCCGTCGCCTCCGACACGAGCCGGATCGGCTGCAACGCGGCGGCGAACGCCTCGACCAGCTTCGCGTCTCGGTCGGCTTCCACGCCAAACCCCCGGCGCCGCAACGCCTCGACATCCCGCGCCGCCCTCGCCACGACCTGCTCTGGCGTCTCCGTCATACCACCCCCCGCGCCCCTAGGCGCCCCGTACAGCCCTCGGACCCACCGAGAGGCCCAACCACCCGAACAGACCCCCGAAATGCGCTCAGCGTGTCACGGCGGGGCGTCACGCGGCCTCCGGGTGGTGTCCGCACCGCATACAGAGATCGCCTAGCCGCTCGCCGTTGAGCACGATGGCCGCAAACTTGTGGCCCCGGAGCAAGCAGACGAGGTAGCCGGTCCACGAGTAGATCTTCACGCGGCCTCCGGTTCGTCGTCGTCGTGCTGTACCATCGTCCGGCTGGCCCGGAAGGCGTCGAGATCGAACACCACCGGGGCGTTCTTCGCCAGCGTCACCGAATGGCGGCCCACGCTTTCGAGGGAGGCGTGATCCTGCATCCGGCGGATCGCCGTCAGCGCGTCCGCGATCCGGACGAACGGGGCGACCCGCGTGACGAGCTCCGCCACTGCGGCGTCGAGCGCCGGGGTCGTGGGCAGGGCGCTCATGCGGCCTCCAAGGCGACCGAGGCCGGCCGCTCGAAGTACGGCCCCGTGGCGACCAGCGCCCAATCGAACCGATACGGCCGCACCATCGCGTCGAGTAGCTGCTCGCGCGCCATCGGGTACGGCACGGTGTCGCGCATCGCCGTCGCCCCGATCCCGAACTGCTGATCGAGGTGCTGGTTGAACGACTTCCACTGCGCGTACCCCATCCGCTTGGCGACGGCTTCGACCCGGTCCTCGTGTTCCCACAGGGCGGCGACGTGCGTGTAGCGGACCCACCGCACGATCATCTTCGCGGTCGGCAGGTCGTAGGTCAGGAGGCGGCGGTCGGCCGCCAGGGTCAATATCCCCATCTCCCACCAGAGGTGCCGCGCGTAGGCCATCTCGAGCGGGTCGCGCGTCAACACCGTCTCCCAGAGCTTGTCGGCCCACGGCGACAACTCGGTCTCGGCACGCACCGCACGCAACGTCGCCTCGGCGGTCGGTTGCAGATCGATCCCGATCATGCGGCCCTCAAGATCGCGAGCGCACAGTTCCGCGCCTCATAGGACGCCAGGGTGTTGCCGCACCGCGCCAGCGAGTCCGCGCGGCTGTCAAGCAGCGCCACCAGTTCCGCGATCACCGCTTCGCGCTCCCCGGAAACGACAGCACCCGCGCCGTCGTCGCCGTCAGCTTGGCCGTCTGGTCTGCCGACGCCGGCAGGGCGATCCGTTCCGTCGCTGGACATTCGAGGTATGCCTCCGTGAATCGCTTGAGCGTGAAGACCCGGCCTTCCGTGAACCGTCGCACCTCGTTGACTCCACCCGCCGCTTGCACCGCCTTCCGCGCGGCCGGCGAGAACTTCGCTTCGATCGTCGCCAGCGTCCCCCGGCGGAACAGGAGCTCGGCCTCAATCGCGTCGTACAGGTCGGCGGCGTCTGCCACCGTCGGCGCCGGCCGCCCCGCCGCCAAGATTTCCCCTGGTGCCGGGAAGAACTTCCGCCCCGGCTCGAGCATCAGCGCCCGGAAGGCGCGGTCGCACTCGTCGGCCGTCAGGTCCGACAGCACCAGCCGGTACGCCTTGAGGCGCTGGTCGTTCATCGGCGGGTGCGGGAACGTCTCCGACAACAGCGCGAGGCACTGCACCAGGGGATCGGTCACGCCGCCTCCTGTTGGGATGCCAGCCGCAACACCTTCTCGCCTGGCGTCTCCGCCTTGCCGCTTGGGGTCTCCGGTTCCCGCTGCTTCACGCGCCGGATCATCCCCTTGAAGTAGGCCACGTTCCACTCCGGTCGGTTCCCGTTCACCAACTCGCGCAAGCAGGTGCCCACCACCAGGGGCGACTCACCCCGCATCCCGGCGCCGGTCGGAATCACGGTGGGGTGCACGGCCAGCAACCGGGCGAGCTCGTCCACGACGCCTTCCGGGTTACCACTGGACCGCAGCAGGCGGTCCAGTGGTTCGTGGAACTCCGGCGGCAACACCTCGCGCACGCGCTGGGAGGTGGGGGTAAAAGCAGAAGCAGAAGCAGAAGCAGAAGCAGGCGATCCGTTTGCGATCGCAATGCGATCGCATTGCGATCCGTTTGCGATACCCGAGCCGTCGGGTGTCGCCTCCTCTTTCCACCGTGACTCGTTGCCCTTCTGTCCCGCCTTGGAACGCCGGTCCCGGTAGGCGGCCTGCTCTTCGCGGATGCGCTCCAGGCGGCGATTCTGCCACCCGCCATCCGGTCCAACCAACGGGAAGTGCTCGGCGATCGCCGGCCATGACGCTGTCACGGCCCCGACCGACATCCGTGCCGCCTTCGCCATCCGGGCGAAGTCCCGCGGCACTTCCCCTTTCAACCACTGGCGATCCAGCAGCCGGCGGTACAGCAACTCCTCCTGGTCTTCCAAGTCGAGCACGTCGGCAAGGAAGTCGCGCGGGTACCACGGGTAGGACGGCTGCTTGCCGGTGCTGGCCGCCTGTTCGGACTTCTTCACGCGGCCTTCTCCTCGACAACAAAGCGGGGGTGAAACAGGATGTGGCGACCGTTCCGCTCGCCGGATTCCACGAGCTCGCCGTGGTCGAGGAGCGACCGGACGCAGCTGTTGATGCTGTTCTCCGCGAGGCCCGTGGCGGCCACCAACTCAAGCCGCGTCATCCCCTCTTCGGCGTCCACGATGGCCTCCATGACCTTGATCTTGCGGACGCCCCACGACGGGGCGACAAGGGCCGCCGCCGCCTTGCTGGTGGCCGTCCCGTTGTGCGGGGGCGCCGGCTCCTCGCCCCCGAAGAACGCCGTGCCCGCGAGTTGCGCCTTGGCGGCCGCCGCCTTCTCCTCCGCACGACGGGCGGCGAACAGATCCTCATAGAGCCGCTGGTAGCCGTCCGTCATGCCGCCTCCTGCGTGGCCTTCGGTTCGTATGTCGTGACGATGTTGCGGATGACGCCTCGGTCGTTGTAGCGCGTGGTCAACACCTTGATCGAGTCGGTCGGCGACACGAGGCCCAGTTGCCGCGCCCACACCGCTACGTCACTGGCGTGGCTCGCGCGTTCTCCTGGCAAACCGGCGAGGAACTTCCACCCCTCCGGGCTGGTGGAGTCGGAACGCCACACCTTGTAACGGATCGTGAGGTTCTTGGGCATCAGCGCACCCTCAAGTAGGGCGTTCCGGGGTTCAGCCGCGCCAGCGTCACGCCATCAATCGTGAGGGCGTTGTCCGCCGGATCGTCGGCCAGCTTGAGCGCCGCACGGAGGGCCGTCTTGTCGGCCTCGATGGTCGCCGGGATCTCGCGGCGGAACTGCGAGGGCAGGAGGACCGGGTCCACCAACACCTCGACGCTCGACGGCGCGCGCTGCACTGCCACCTTGAATCGGTCGGTCTCGACCTTCTCCCGGCCCATCGTGACGAGCTCTTCCACCAGTCGCGTCTTGAGGCGCTTGGCGGCGTTCTCGCGCGCCTTGCGGTGCGCGGCGACGCGCTCCTCCTCGGCCTTCCACTTCTCGGCGTCCAACTCCCACTCGCGGATCAACGAGGCGTAGCCGTCCACCTTCGACTCCAACGACCCCTCGACTTCGCGGTACAACGCCTCGACCTCCTCATTCCACTCCCCCCCGGTTTCGAGGAGGAGGGATTCCAGGGCGAGCACATCCCCGGTGATTTCGTACAGGCGGCGGCTCACGATGCCACCTCCTCGACTTCCACCTCTTCGATCTCTTCGGTCGCGCGACGGGCGATGATGCCACTCGCGGCGCTGATGTGGTCGGCCAGCTTCTCGCGCTTCTCGTCATCCTTGTCGGCCCACGCGAGGAACGCGGTGAGCACCTTGTCCGAGCACTCCTCAAGCGGGAGGCTGCCAAAACCACCCCATGCCGACGGCTTGCCGGGGAGGCGCAGGACTTCCGGTTCGGCTGGCGTCGTGTCCACCGCTTCGACAGTCGCCTGTCCCATCTCCTCGGTGGTGTAGAGGCCGCTCGTCTCGTGCGGGAACGCCTTGCGGAGCGCCAGCGACTCGGCGCACTTGCCGAGCATCAGGTCGCCCATCTTCGACCAGAAGCTCGTGACCGTCCCATCCTTCTTGGTCTGGACGTAGGCACCCCACCGTGCGACGGCGAACAGCGGCTCGCGGAAACCCTTCCGCAGGACGCCGACCTTGGCGGCGGCCGGCGGCTCCTTGTCGAGCCATACGTCGCGCCACTCGCCATCGGCGCCGCACCAGAGGGGGCCGACTTGCCCCTCATAGTCGCCCGTCCGGGTGGCAATCAGGCGCAGCCCGTCCACGCTGGTCTGCGCGGCCATCACTTCGCGGCGCTCCTGGCTGTCCCACCGCTTCACGCAGAAGATCTGCCGCGCGAAGGGGTCGAGGCCGGTGCGCTGGGCGATGCTGACGAACAGTTGGAACTCGTCATCCGTCGCGCCCTTGGCGATGGTCCGCTTGAGGAGGTCCAACTGCTCGCGGGTCATGCCCCCGACGATGCGGGTGACGTTGGTGGTCGGTTCGGGAATCGTGGCGACTGCGGTCATGTCTTGACCCTCGAGAGATTCGTGGTGAGATTGAGGGAGGCCCACAAGCCCCCTCCGTTGTCGCGTCGCCCCGGTTCCCGCCGGGGCGTCGTGTTTGCTACGGCTTCGTCCCGAAGTCGTGGTCATCCCCGCCGATCCGGTTCATCTGGGCCAGCTTGTAGCCGATCCCGATAGCCACCAGACCGATGCCGATGATCGCGCCGAGGATCTTGGCGCCGAGAATCAGTTCGTCTCTCACAGCCAGGTCCTCGTGCCAAAGGGGATCGGCTTCGCCGGCGTGACTTCCGCCTCGGCGTTCGTCTCGGCTTCGGCGGCTTCCACGAGCCGCTTCCGGGCCTCCAGCACATCCGCCAGCAGTTGCGTGTTGACGCGCTCGACCATCGAGCACCCCTTGGGGCGGACAAAGCAGCCCCTCGGCCGGATCATCCGGTCCTGCATCGCGGCGATCACGCGGCCACCTGTTCAACGCCCAAAACGGCGCGGCGCCGGACCAGTTCAGTGACCGACACCTTGCGGCCTTCCTTGATCGTCAAGTGTGCGGCTTCCTGCACCAGCCGGTCGTGCTGGGCGGGGGAGATCCGAAGCAGGATCTGCCGCTTCACTTCGGTCTCGGTGGGGGAATCCGTCATGGGTCGCTCTCTTGGTTAAGTGGTATCCGTGCATCGGACGAGTTCAATCTATATCATCCTAGCTAGCCCGCAAGGGGGGGGTAATCGCCAACGCCCCGTCGTCAGGACCAGGGCGCGGCGGGAGGGCGTCGGGGCAGGGGGCCGTGCGGGGATAACCCGGGGCTCAACCGGGCTGGTGGGAACGCAGGAACGCCTCGAGGGCGGACGCGAAGGTGCCTTCGATCGCGCAACAGATCCGCTCCTCCAGATCCGCCGGGAGTTCGATCCCGGCGTCCGAAATCGCGGCGTGCGTCAGTTCGTGGGCGAGCAGCTGCCACTTCATCGACCGGGACAGGCCGCGGTCTACGTCAATCAGCCGATCCCGGGCGTGCCAGTAGCCGACGATCGTCGGCTCGTCTTTGTCCACGCGCCAGAGTTGCCGGACGCGGATGCGCCCCGCGAGTCCGGCCGTCTCCCGAGGGAGCGGCGGCGGCTCAGGCGGCTTGGCGTTCACGGACCATCGCCAGCGTCGCGGCGTACCCAGCGATGTCGGTCACGTTGTCGCGCTTCGGCTTGTGGCACTCCCGGCTGACCTTCACCAGGATCATCATCAGCGCGACATCCTCCGGCCCCAGTGGTCCGGTGAGGCGATCGCTGAGCATCCCGGTCCACATCGCCGCCGTGCGGCGAAAGTCGTCAATCGGGTGGCCGTAGCTGGCCTGCCGATCGCCGTAGACCAGCCGCTGCGCCTCCTCGAGGATCGTCTCGGCGAGCGGCTGGAAGGTGGCGGCGTCGAACATCGGATAGCCCAGTCCAGCGGCCACGGCATGTTCGAGCGTCGCCCCCTTCGACTTCTGCCAGCCGGAGAGGAAGGCGATCGCGGTTGCTTCCGTGACCAGCTGGTGAATGTCCCGCTGCAGGTAGACCTCGCGGGGCAGGTGCGTCACCCCCTCGAAGTTCTCGGCAGGATTGACCACCTGATAGCCAGCCGCTCGCCACGCGGCGGCGGCGGCGTGGAAGGCCGGGTAGTTGTAGTCCGGCAGCCCGGTCATCGGGCCAGAGAGGTAGACGATGGGCTTCACCGCTTCGCCTTCTTGACCGCGGTGTCCTCGATGAGGACGTAGCTCGCGACGGTGCGATAGGTGCCGTCCATGCCGACCATTCGCTTCTTCGCGACCCGGACCTTCCCGGCCTTCAACATCGGGCGGAGGTGGCGGCGGATCTGATCGGCGGAGAGGTTGGCCGAGTCGGCCATCTCGGTCACCGTGATCCCCTCGCCGTCGTCGGGATTGGCGCGGGCGTTGACGTTGGCGGCGCGGAGGGCGTCGAGGAGTTCGGCGGCGGTCATGCGGCCTTCCATGTTGGGGTGCGAGCCGGACGGGCGACGTAGGTCTCCACGTCATAGGTGCCGCCGGCAATCGAGACAATCAGCCCGCCCACGTCGGCGAGGGATTCCGGGGCGATCCGATGGACGAACGCCGTCGCCAGCTGCCACGCCGGGGTCTGGATGACGCGGGTCGGGAAGGCGTTGTGGGTGTCGGTGATCTGGTGGTAGTGCGAGCGGAGGGCGAGGTCGGGGGGCTGCTGGCGATCCTGCGCGTACTCCATCACGATCTGCGCGGCGAGGGTGCCGACGCCGGACAGCTTGGTCCATGGCCTGCCACCCATTCTCCCGTGGTGGGTCGCGTCCACCACGACCCCGCCGTATTCGCCCTTGAAGTGCCAGTGTGAATGGTTCTTCGTGCCGGGTTGCCGCGGCACCGTGATGCCGCGGCCGGCCAGCCACCGGGCGAACGATTCCTCGGCACTGCCGAGCGGCCCGACATGGACCTCGGTGCCGCGCACGACCGCGAAGCTCTTGACGCGCGTCGCCTCGAGGACCGGCTCCCAGCACATCTTGAGGATTTCGACTTGGGTGCCAGGGTGCCGGGACACGATCTGCGCCGTGCCGTGGTGATCCCCGTCCACCGCGTCGCCGTTCAGGATGACGTGAAGGTCGGCCCCTTTCGCGACTTCGCGGACCCGCTTCCAGTAGGCGAGCCAGTGCGACCAGAGCCAGCCCTGCGCCTTCGAGGGGGTGTACGCGCCGCCGTCATCGAGCGGCGTCTCCTCCGGCGGGTGCAGGCCGACGGTGGACCCGCAGTGCAGGTCGGACACCACGGCGATCACGAGGCGGCGACTCACAACTTCCGCCCACAGGTCACCCCGACGCCGAGACCCGTCCGGGCACCCGTCACCGCACCAACGCCAGCCACGCAACCCCAGCCGGATTTCGACGGGGGCGGGGGGGGGATCACTTTCCCGAGCGCGTCGCGTTGCCGTTCAATCAGGACCGAGTCGGTGGCGATCCGGGCGAGCAGGAGGCCGGCCCGTTCCTGACTGGCGGCAAGCGCGTCCCGGTAGCCGAGCCGGGCGGAGTCGAGGGCGACCACCTGCCGTGTCAGAGCGTCCACGACGGCGGGGTAGGCCCGGAGGCTGTCCGCCGTCGTTTGCGACGCTCTGAGGGCATCCTGAGCGGTTTGCGCGTCATCCGCGAGGCGTTGTGCGGCGCGGTCGGATGCGGTCGCGCGGGACTCGGCGACGGTGGCCAATGTTGAGAAACGTGAAACATCCAGTTTCAGGGCCGACACTTCCGCCGCGTGCGCCTGCTGGGCGCTGTCCACTTGCGCCGCCAGCCGGAGTCGCGCGTCGGCGTCATCCTTCCGCTGGGTCGTGACGCCGAGCCGGAACGCGCCGAACGCGAGGCCCGCCGCCAGCACCAAGACGGCGAGCGCCCACTGCCACCACGTCACGTGGGCCGCCGCGCGGCCTTCACCAGCACGGGTTCCGAGGTCTCGGCGTCCCCGCTCACGACGAACACTTCCCAGACCACGGTGTTGGCGTACTCCGCGAGCGCGGTGTTGAGCGCCGTCTTGTCCAGGATGCCGTAGTAGGTCCCGGCCTTGCTGGCGTACTCCGCCAGTGCCGTGCTGGTGCCGGAGATCGCCGCCCCGCCATCCGTCAGGGCGAAGTGCGCGGTCACGCCCGTCAGGGAGGCCGCCGCTTCGGGGGTGCCGGTGCTGTTGTTGTCGCGGACCACGCGATAGCGGAACTTGTGGTCGTTGTCGAGATAGACTTCCTGCATCATCCCTCCCGCGTGATGTCGTACCGTGGCCCGCTCTGGCGGGTGATGGGATAGCGGACACCCGACTCGCGGGTGACCGAGTAGGCGGTGGAGGTGGCGGCCGAATAGGTCAGCGTCGCCGCGGTCCCCGTCACCGTGAACGCGCCCGACCCTGCCGACAGGCGGCGATGCGCGAGCAGCGTGACCGCCGTGCCGGTGACGGCGAACGTCCCGGAGTCAGCCGCGAGTCGGCGGCCGACCAGCAGGTTCGCCGCGAAACCGGTGACCGTGAGCGTCCCGCTGTTGGCGACCAGGGTGTACTGCCCCGGCTGGCCGTAGACGAGGGTGGCGTCGCTCCCCGTGACCGTGAAGCTCCCAGACTCGGCCGACAGGCGACGGCCGCACTTGAGCGCGGCATCGGTCCCGGTCACCGTGAACGATCCCGAGTCCGCCGCGAGCCGCCGGTTCATCTTGAGCGACGCATCCGACCCGGTGACCGCGAAGGTCCCCGACTCGCAGGAGAGCGTGTAGCTCCCGACCGAGTTGTAGGTCAGGGTCGCATCGGTGCCAGTCACCGTGAAGGTGCCGGACTCGGCGCTCAGGCGGCGGTTGTGCTCCAGGCTTGCGTCGGTGCCGGTGACGGCGAACGATCCCGACTCGGCCGAGAGCCGCCGATTCATCTTGAGGCTCGCATCCGTGCCCGTGACGGCAAACGACCCGGACCCCGCCGAGAGGAGGCGGTTGTACTTGAGCGCCGCGTCGGTGCCGGTCACCTCGAAGGCGCCGCTTGCCACCCCTTCGATCGGGGCCAGCGTGGCGATGTCGCCGGAGTTGAGCGCCAGCGTGGCGCGACCGCTCCCGCCGACCGTGACGATGCCGAGCGGGGTCCGGGCCGCCGTGGTGCTCGAGCGGGTGACGTAGTACGACCCCGCCGGGACCGGGCCGACCGTGTACGTCCCGCTCGCGTCGGCATGGAGCACGACGGCGTAGCGGCCGTCGGGGTTGATGAAGGCGACCGGGCGCACATTGGCGGTGCCGCTGGTGGCCGCGATGCGCGTGGCCCCGCGCCGGACGTGCTTGTAGTACTGCGCCAGCCCCGGCGTGCGGCTGCCGATGGTCGGCACGTTGCTGATGATCGGGAACAGCTGCGCCCCGTCGTCACTCGTCGGGTAGGCGAGGCAGTACTGCTGCCACATCGAGACGTTCGCCTTGGTCAGGTCCGCCCAGAGGGTTTCCCCGGTCGCGGCGATCCATTCCAGCATGGCCGACTCGACGCCATCCGCCGTCACCCGCGACAGGATCGCCGCGAGGTTCGGGTCACTCACCCCGGCGTAGCGGTGGTAGGAGAGCGTGGTGATGTACGCCGACGCACCGCTGACGGCCTTGGCGGAGTCGTACAGCGTGGCCGCCGTGCCCATGTTCATGGCGGAGGGGACGATGAACCCCGGCGTGTAGCCGTTCGTCGCCAGGAGATCGCCGAGCGCCTTGGTGGCGTCGCCGATCTCGGTCCCGGTGTTCAGGTGGGGACCGTTGTCCGGCTCGAGGATGACCTCGATGGTGTCCACGTCCACGCCGTGCGTCGTGTCGAGGTACTGCACCGCCGCGAGCATGAAGTCGGCGTACTTGGCGGCGGTGTTGTGCAGGCCGGAGTGTGTGCCGAATGCCACGTAGCACAGGTTAAACCGGAGGGCGCGACCGTGACGGGCCACCGCCGCCTGCAACGGGAGCGCGAGGTTGGTGATCTGACTGGCGAGGAGCGTCCAGTCATACACGCCGTCGGAAGTCTCATCGTCGTCCCGGACCTCAAGGCGGATCGCGTCCACGCCGTACTGCGCGGCTAGTTCGATGGTCTGGTCGAGCCAGAGATTGGCGTTCGCTTCGTCCTGCCCCGCCTGCGCGGTGACCTCCCAACCCTGCATCGTCTGGTAGACAGTGCCCGGGGTGAGGAGTACGGTCGGGTTGTGCGTCAGGGTCGCGGCCGTGCCGGTGACCGTGAACGTCCCCGAGTCAGCGGTCAGGGTGTAGTCGGCCACCTGGTTGTACGTCAACGTGGCCGCGGTGCCCGTCACCGTGAAGGTCCCGGACTCGGCCGACAGCGTGTAGACAGTGGGCGCGGCGGCGGGTCCACTGACCAACGCCTGCCGACCCCACCGACGCCGGAGCGGTGGATTGTCGCTCCACGTCGCCCCAGTGACTGTGCCGCTGTTGCCGTTGCCGGAGAAGTCGGGCTGCGTGCCGGTGCCGTTGTCCCCGAGGTTCCAGAAGCCGACGCACCCGCTCAGCACGCGCGGGTCAAACTGCCACGACTGGATCTCGCCCAGCGTCAGGGCGCGGTTGAAGATCGCTACCGGGCCGATCTCCCCGTCCCATCCGCCATCCGCTTCGAGGTTGCGGGCGCCCAGCAGTTGCGTGTGGCTCGCGTCCGACAGGATTGCGCCCGAGCCGACCGTTTGAGTGCCCGTGCATTCCGTGGCAAGCGCCGTCAGGGTACCGGAGTACGCCTTGACGGTGCCCCCGGTAATGTCCATGCAGCCGGCGACGCAGTTCCATTGCCCGTTCACGAGTCCCGCGTTCGTGGTCGTATGGACCATCGTCGTGGTCGCACGGCCACGCACTATCTGGAACTGTCCACCCGACCGAATGCGCGCTCGCCATCCCGATTCATCAACGTTCCCGAACTTGCCGATAAACCCCTGCAACACTGTCAGGTCAGTGGGCTTGATCCACATGATGAACGTGACGGTCCCGAGGTCATCGAGGGCCGCGTTGGAGCCGCAGTCCACGTAGGCGTTGCCTGCGCTGCCATCGAAGAACAGACTCACTTACACATCCGAGAACTGCATATAGAAGCCGAGCAGTTCCGCCGTCCCCGACATGGTGTCGGCCCCGTCCGCGAGGTCACGCGAGAGGCTGATCTGCAAGCGGTCCCCGACGGCGAGATCGGCGTCGGTGCCCGTCAGGTCGCATTCACTCTCGAGGTTGGTGGTCCCCGCGACGGTGTCGGTCACGGTGATGGACCGCTGATAGCCGGAGGGATCGGCGGTCTCGCCGACGGCCACCGAGTTGTAGTCCACGTCCCACACCACGTCGCCGCTGGTCGTGGTGGACTTCCACCGCACGATGAACTTCAGCGTGTCCACGTAGTTCTCTGCCACCCGGATCGCCAGCGAGGCCGTCGTCTTGGCGGACCCGTTCGGGAAGAACAGGTGCTGGATGCCGTCGTGCTGGTCGTTGGTGTTGAGCAACGACGCTGGCCCCCAGTAGCAGGGGGCCGAGTTGGTCGGGTCGGGGCTGAGCAGCGCCGTCAGGTCCCACGTGACCGTGGCCACGGCTTAACCGACGGTCAGGATGGTGCTGCCGAAGTCCGTCACGAACGTCTCGCCGTTCGCCATCGTGATCGCCGAGCCGTAGTCCCACCACCCGATGAGCGGGTCGGCCGGGGAGGTCGGCGTGTCGTTGTAGAGCACGACGTACTGGAACGGGCCGACGGCGCCGGTCGCGGTGATCGTGACATCGGTGCCGCTCAACTGGCCCGTGCTGCCGGAGAGCGCCCACACGCCCGTCACGTCCACCGGGGCGGTGTAGCCGTTCTGGTTGGTGATCTCGGCGAGGTCCGCCTTGACGCTGTCCGCCGCGGCGTCCGGCGCCGTGTTCGACAGGTAAATCTTGAGCGCGCCGGTGTCGAGGTTATGCACCCCAAGACCGAGGTCACGGGTGAAACAGTTGAACTTGGTGAAGGTCGCCATGATTCAGGTCCTCGTGCTTGAGAGGTAGATACGCGCGGTGGTCGTGCCGGTCGGGGCACGCGAGGGGTCCACGGTCCAACAGACACGCCGGTCCGGCGTGGTCCAAACCGTCAGCCACGGGGCG